CTTACTTCAGGTTCAAGCGGAGCGGCTGGAGCACCAGGTACATCTGGATCTTCTGGAACATCAGGTTCGAGTGGTTCTTCTGGAACATCCGGTCGATCAGGTTCTTCTGGAACTTCAGGCTCTTCAGGTTCTTCTGGAACATCAGGTTCAAGCGGAGCAGCTGGATCACCTGGTACATCAGGTTCTTCTGGAACATCAGGTTCAAGCGGTAGCGGTCTAACAATCAACACCAATGCAGCACAACGTGTATTAACTGCAAACGGTTCAACCACTTCAATTGATGCTGAGGTTAACTTACAATTCAATGCGTCTGGTGGAACCTTTGACTTGACTCAAGGTTTGGGTCAAGCTAACTGGCTTTCACCAAACATTCCACGCGGAGGTATGAACTCGTTCATGGAACTTGGTCTGTTGAATAATATCTCTGGAAACCCATACGGCGATCCGACTTATGGAGATTGGAGCGGTGAAACCATTATCGGCCTATCAAATGATACTATAAACGCGGGCGATATTATTGTGATGGACGGAACTGCAGGAGGAGGCTCAACGCTAGGAATTTGGTACCTGTCTGATGCAATGGCATGGATGACGACGCCAGCTCGTGCTACCAACATGTTAGGCCTTGCACTAAATAACGCAGCCCCAGGCCAAAATATTCAAATATTAATGAAAGGCTGGTACACGCTAAATGACTGCCCTAATCAAAACACTATGTCCGGTTCAAACGTTGCAAATGCAGGTCTTCCGCTTTATCTGGATACCTACGGAACTCCTAACCAGGGTCTAAGTAATCTTGATGCACCAACTGGCGGTAACAAGTACGTACAGAGAATTATTGGTTACCTGATGCAGCCTGACTGGCCGGTGATTAGATTTGACCCAGATCAAATATGGATAGTTTCATAATTTAAAAAAAAGATTAGTAAATGCCAGAAAATATAGGAGAAGGAAAAGTTCAACCCAACATAGCCGGCGCTGACGTTGGCCGAATCGTGTCTATTGGTGGACTTAACACCAGCGCAGACGGAGGATTCTCGAGCATATTTTTTGGCAACACGCCGTTGGACTTAGAAAAGTGGCGTAGACCGGTTATCCCGCCAGTCAAAGTTTGGGTGTATGCACGGCATGGCGAAGGCTGGAATGCGCCAGGTGAGGTATGCTCAGCGGTTACCTTGGCAATCTATAATTCCGGAGGCGGCACATCCGGTACATCAGGTGGAGTTCCGGTTCTTGAGCATCTGCAGGACTACTCGGAAGCAATAGTGCTAATCGGCTCTTTCTGGGCCGGAATCACTTTCAACGCAAAGGGCGTTTTTCTCTTCACAGACGAAGCGTTAACTCAGCCTGCACTAGAGGACCTTGGGCCAGTTGCGGATGGTCAGTTCCTTGCAGCAGTTAACTCGAATCTCAACTTAACATCACCATTCAGGACGGATGACACTGCCATGATTTTATATGATCCGGCTGATGACTGTACTGGATCAAGTGCATTTGGCGATCTGGCAGCGTATTACGGCGGCAGTATTCTAATAAATCCCGGCGGCTAATCCATAAAAACCTGATGAGGATCTTGAGTATAAGCTTATAAACACCATATTCTGTGTCAAAGTTAAAACTCAAGGTCCACACATCGTTTATTGGCAATACAGGTTACAATAACCATGCTCAATCATTTTTCACAAAATTAGCAGAATACGTTCCGCTCGAAATTCGAAACTACACAGTAGGATCTTCATGGAGCGGCATGTCTGACGAACCACATAATGGTGAGTCGTATATGACCGATCAGATCAAGACGCTACTTGTTGAACAGTCTCTATGGAACGGCGATCGCACGCTTAGCGATCATAAACTATATTCAGAGTGGCCAAATCCGGGCCAGACTCATGTTGACCTGGTGTTGAATGAGACCAATCATCACTACTTCTATCACAATTACGATAATTACAAGATTGCCTATAATGTTTGGGAATCAACTCTGCAACCTGCTGAGTTTTTCGATAAACTTCTTGAGTTTGATGAGGTTTGGGTTCCATCTAAATGGCAGCGAGATTGCACAGTCAAACAGGGCTATCCAGCAGATAAGATCTTTGTAATTCCAGAAGGTGTTGATACCGCAACATTCTTTCCGGATAATGTAGTGCATGAATTGACCAACGGAGACAGATTCACATTTGGCCTATTCGGCCGTTGGGATTACCGTAAATCTACTACTGAAATCGTTAGAGCATTTCTTGCTGAATTTTCAGCGGACGAGCCAGTTGATCTTATTTTATCTGCTGACAATCCATGGGGTTTTAGTGCAGACGGCTGCCAAACAACTGAGGATCGCTTAGCAAAATACGGATTCAAAGACGATCGTATCAAAGTATTACACATGCCACCTAGACAAGAATACGTTGACCTACTTAAATCAATCAATGTATTTGTATCATGTGCACGTAGCGAAGGTTGGAACCTGCCACTAATTGAGGCAATGGCCTGTGGAACACCATCAATCTATTCAGACTGTTCAGGTCAAATGGAATTTGCTGAAGGTAAAGGTATCCCAGTCAAAATAGTTGGCGAGCGATCAGCAACTGGTTCTGGTGAAAATACTCCAACTGTAACGACTGCAGATATCGTTGGTAACTACTATGAGCCTGATTTTGAAGATCTGCGTAGAGCAATGAGAGATGCATACACAAACTATAAATCGCATAAGGAGAAGGCCCTAGCTGATTCACAAAAGATTCATCAAGATTTTAACTGGGATAGAGTTGCGCAGCTTGCAGCTGATCATATTACTCAAAGCTCAAGTCACATCAGAGAGGTGAATCAGAAGCGCGCAACCGACCTAACTATTAACTATCATTTCGTAAATGGACCACACGTGGAGATAACCGGGGGAGCCCCAGGCGAATACCTAGTTGAGTTTATTAACAAGCAAACAGGTAAGGTCGAGCACAAGGACACAATCAATCGTAATATGTGGGTCAAGTCAAATAAGCGATACTATGTTGATTGGGCAGTCAAGGTAACTCACAAAGAAAGTGGTCAAATTGTCTTGGACGAGTCAATTAGTCTACAGGATCGCAGAGTCTATATTTCAGTAGATTCATCTTCGCTAGGCGATAGTCTAGCCTGGTTTCCAGCGGTTGAAGAGTTTCGTAAGAAGCACAGCTGTAAAGTAATTTGTTCAACTCATCTAAATCAACTTTTTGAAAAACAGTATCCGGAAATTGAGTTCATCAAACCTGGAGATGTTGTTGATAATATTGTTGCCATGTACAATATTGGATGGTACTACGATCAAGATCATAAAATTGACCTAAATCGAAATGTCAAAGAGGTCAAGGATCAGCCAATGCAAAAGTGCGCATTCGATATCTTGGGACTTGACTATGTTGAGACTAAACCTCTACTTGCAATTCCAGAAGTTAAGAAGAAAAAACAGATTGCAATCGCAATTCACGGTACGTGCCAAGCAAAATATTGGAATAATCCGGACGGTTGGCAAGAAGTGGTTGATTGGTGTAATGAAAACGGTTATGAAGTTGTGCTGGTTTCAAGAGAAGAAGACGGTTTTATGGGTAATTCTCATCCAACTGGAGTTCGCAAATTAGCGTCCGGTCCAATTGAGAATGTTATTCGTGAACTTGAAGAGTCTCAGGTATTTGTTGGAATCGGTAGCGGCCTAAGCTGGTTAGCCTGGGCAACAACAACTCCGCTCGTACTTATTTCAGGATTCTCGTATGATTACACCGAAACTGTTGAGAATACTCACAGAATCTGTGCGCCAGCTGGCAAATGTTCAGGCTGTTTCAATACTCACAGGCTTGATCCAGCTGATTGGAACTGGTGTCCAGTCCACAAAGGAACTCACCGAATGTTTGAGTGCTCTAGGACAATCAAAACGGCGACAGTAATTGATAAAATAAAGACCGCTCTCGGTCTCGTATAGATAATTCTGTATGATACTTAATTCTAGACAGAACAGCTTTTTAGTTAACTTGCCGCAAGATTTCTTTAATGATGCGGTCAATGCAAAGTATGAGAAATACTATCGCAGCCTGTTATTGCCCTATAAATCAATTTCAGATTTTATGGCATCTACAATTCAGAGCGTGACCTTTCCTGGCTTAACAAGTCAATTACCTACGCAGACCAGAACTCTCGGTAAAGTACAAGAAGTTCAGTCTTCAAAGCCGATTGCTGATATGTTTAATAGGGATTTAAAATTAACTTTTAAGTTAACTGATGCCTATCTGAATTATTTCATCATGATGGATACTCTGCTTAACTATTTAGAACCGGCAAACACCAGTGAAAAGAATACAGGAAATTCATTAGGCCAAGCCTTAACCAATAGTCCAATCAGACACGGCAACCATCCGTATTTTAGCCCAATCAGATTAACTCTTTTAAATAACGAAGGATACGGCGTGAGTTCAATTATATTCAATCGCCCAATGATTACTCAAATGAGTGCAATAACTCTTTCATATTCATCAGTTACTCCACAGTTTCAGACATTTACTGTAGATTTCAAGTATTTCAATTTTGATTTGGAATTGGAATTCGATTAACTAATTCCTCCTGGAACCACAAGACCTTCTTCATCTAACTTAGCACGATATTCGTCAAGAATAGTCTTCATGTCTAATTTAGGATTCTTCTCAAGCAGAGTAAGAGTCTTTTCGTAAGTATTCCATTGTTGATAAGGATAGACTTTACCAAACAAGATCAATGAAATTTGATCAAGATCGTCTGTTAACTTTTGACGATCCATAATCTTGTAATTAATCTTCTTCATTTCCTTTGTGAATTGATAGAGACCATCAGGTCGAAGCATGTAGCCTTTAAACTGGGTTAAGACACCGTCTTTTTCAATCTTATCAAATTTCATAGAGTCTAGTGCACAAAATATCAAAAAGACACGGTGTTTAGTTGAGTAGCGCTCTTCATCAGTTGACTTATAGAAAAGATCGTTTACATCACGATTTGTGTCCATCGGTCTTACGAACATGTCAAATTGAACAAAATGCTCTGGTGAAATTTCAAATTTAACAGACACAATATTGAATCCATAAAATATCTTGGTTTCGTATCCGGCTTCTTGAACTTTTGCTGAGATCTCAGGAAGAGTAAGATCAGAATAGAATAGCGTATCCAGATCGCCAGATACCTCTTTTTGTTTCCATGAACCGATCAGTTCAAGTTCAGCTTCTCCAAATACATTCGACATTGCGTCTTGGAATTTAGCAAAAGCGGGCTCAACGGCTCCGCGATCAAGGCTTTGTGCATCAGGAAAAGCGTTTCCGCCCTCCGTAATTGTAAATGTTTTAAATTCTAATAGGTACTTCATTAATTAATAGGCGTATTTTGATCAACCCAACTGCTTGTCATATTATTTCCAGAGTCGTCCTTTTTATTGATATTAACTCGCTCCATAACATTCGTACTAAGTCTCTTAGAACTCTGTTCAAAGCTTGGGAAATATGTCTCAACATCAATTGACAGACTCACGTTGATCTTATTATTCTCATTCATTGTAAATTTGTAAACCTTGTCAACTGTTTCATTTGTTGGAAACTGAAATTGTGCAGGAATTCTGACTCCATTGTACTGGAAATACATTACACGATTTGCGTAATTAATATCTAGCATTCTCTCAGCAATCTTAAATGCCTTATTCAGATTATCACAAATAATCTTTACGTCAAACTTAACTGACATTGGTAGAGAATATAGTTGTGCAGAATATCCAGTTAAAACGTTTTGGTCATTTGCTCCTCTTTCCAATTCAGAATACTGCCCGCGAATAAATCGATTTGTAATATCTGAAGATTTTACCTGAAACGATCCAAGTGTAACAATTCCTCTTGGAATAATATCGTAAGTTCCTTCTGCTACTGGAATTTGACAATTGTCTGGAAGTCCAATGTAAAAATCCTTTAAGAAACCCTCATCAGTTCCAAAATTATAGAGAAATGGAACAGAGAAAGTCTCTTTATGATCTTCTCGAGACAGGGAAAGTGTCATCGATCCGTTCAAGAGATCAAGCAGAGCTATTGTTAAATTCCTTAAAAAAATATCATCGGTATTAAGTGCCTTCATACAGTTATTTATCAATCCTGCAGTCTAAAAAGAAAAGGCTCCCATAATGGAAGCCTTTAAGACATGGTGGAGGTGACGGGAGTCGAACCCGTGTCCGTAAGATTTTCGAGTAAACTCTCGTTCACACGCTTAGTCCCTTTTTCTAACTGGACCAAATATCTCATTCCTTAACGACTTAGAGCGAAAAGTCGGTAACGGTTAGGCTTGGCCGCTACGCCATACTGGTTTTGCAACTTTGTTTTAGTCAAGCAGTTGCCGCTTGGTCACTTATGCAGCTAAAAGCTCTTCAGTAACAGGAGTGTTAACGCCTTGGTTAACTAGGCTCCAGAAATTAGTGTTGCCACTTGTCGTTTTGATACGTTTTATCGAGTCTTAGCATCATCCTCGGCGTGCGAGCATACTTGAACCATCCACGTCAAATCCAAGCACCCCCATGTAGTATAAAAGTATTATACTAAAAGTATTTATCCAAGGTCATGGTTTTGCAAAGAAAAGATTGGGCTGATAAATAATCAAAAAGAAGTCCGTTACCGATGGCAAACCTATCAAGTCAAAATACATCACTTAGACTCTTCACGAGCCTAAAGATCCGAATAAACGATATCCTGGGAGAATCAATCACATTCTTGCAGAACCGTTTCAAGCAGGCAAAGACTATCTTTACTGCAGCTTCACCATTTGGTCAGTTGTTGATTGTTTTTGAAAACTTAAGCCAGTTAATATTCTATTACATCGAAGACTCAATTACTGAATTAAATATCAATGAGGCAACTCGACCATCTTCAATCTATTCATTAGCGAGCTTAGCAGGTCACAATCCAAGCCGAGCAATCGGTGCAACTGCTCAGATCCGAGTAGTTAGAAAACCTGGAATAACTCCACCAGTAAATAAAGCTCTATTAAACGATCTATTTAAAGTAACGTGTGAGAATAATGGTCTAACTTACGTTATTGAATTACCACAAGACGAAATCCGATTAAATTTAACAGGCGCTGAACCGCCTACGGTTTTTAGCCTACGACAAGGTCAAATTGAGACCCAAACTTTTACTGGAAAAGGTCAAGCTCTTGAAAGCTATCAGTTGGGTTTTCCCAATAATTACTACATCGATAATTTCAAAGTTAAGGTGTATGTCAATGGAGAGCAGTGGACCAAATACGAATCAATGTTGGACATTCCACGCGGCGGAAAAGGATTCATTGCAAAAACTGGAATAACCAACGGTTTAGACATCTACTTTGGAAACGGGTCATTTGGTAAGATTCCAGCAGCAGGTTCTGAAATCGTGGTTGAATACCTAGTCTCAGAGGGAGCCGGCGGAAATATTATAATCGATAATCCAAGCCAAGTATTCTTTACTTTTGCTGAGACCGCATTCTCGCCAATTGGAGAAGAGATAAACCTTAATGAGTATTTCGATATTTACACAGTAAGTCCACCAAGTTTTGGAGTCGATCCAGAAGAGATCGCATTAACTCGATTAATTGCACCAAAAGCGTCAAAGAATTTTGCATTGGTAAATGTTGATAATTACGAGGTCCTATTGCATAAAATGCAGATGTTCTCAACCGTTAGAGTTTTCTTAGATGAGTTAGACGCAAGAATGATTAACTTATTTCTTGTGCCAGATGTTTCTCAAATGTTTAAAACTGGAACAGATTACTTTAACTTGGCTCTGTCTAAATTCACACTAACTCAATTTCAAAAAAATGAGCTCTTGAAATACATTGAGAGATCTGGAACAAAAATGATTTCAAGTGAAATTAATTTGCTAGATCCAGTTATTACAAAATACGTGCTAAACGTCAGCGTTATTGCATTTGATGATGTTTCAAACGATATTATCAAGTCAGACATTGCTGATACTATAGGTAATTACTTTATTAAACTTAACCGAAACGATCGTGTTCCAAAGAGTGATTTAATTAAAATCGTTGAGGGAGTAAATGGAGTTGACTCAGTAAGTATCACAATACTCTCTGAACTAAATGAAGTTGCCTTTACTAAAAAGCCTAACAGACTTGAAACAGATAGAGTTGGGCTTGATGAATTTAACGATATTATAATTAAAACCGCAGAATTTCCGGTAATCAGAGGAGGTTGGAAAGATCGAAACGGAAACGTATATCAAACTGGCCTTTCAGACGGTTCATTGGGAGCACTAAATATTGAAATTAAGTCGCAGAAAGTTGTTCGTAAAAAATTAGGAATCGTATAATGATAAGAAATTCTCTCTACTGGACAATATACAATCGTAAAGATAAACGTCTGCACCTGGGTTTTAAATACAAAGACTCTATTTTAAAGAAGACTTTGTCAAATCAAATGTTTGGCGCAAATCCTGTGCTAGACGGATTCATGAGCTATCTTGAAACCTACATTTACGAACACATTGAAGCAGTTAAGCAAATCAAGATATTTGCGAATCCTGCGCTAGATAAAAACGAAAACCGCATAAACTAATATTATATGAGTCAAGTATTCGATAAGCAAAAGAAAGCTCAAATCAAAAGTGAGTTAGAAGATCTCCTAAGAGGTTATTCAACTGGCCCAAACGGCGAAGACGATATCGTTGACGATCAGCTTGGGGAAATCGCAGCCGCTCCACCGTTAGATTTCGCTGAGATGAACGCTCAGTTTGAGAAACAGGCCAAGGATATTACTGGATCAATGTTAAAATTCTACGTTGACCTTGGTGTTCTAGATAAGCATGATTATCTACGTCAGAAGCAGAATCTAGACAATACTAATATTCAAAATATTTTCTTTCAACTAAAGACAATCAGAATGGCAATTGAGAAGATTGCCGAAGAGATTAATCAAGGTAATGCCCATCCTCGACTCTTTGAGGTATTTGGGCAGCTACAAGACAAACTCACAACAGTTATTAAAACCCAAGCAAACTATATCTTATTCCTGGAAGATACTTATAAAAAGATGCATGGTGAAATCGAACAAAAGGCATCTGGTGGATCAGCATCAGTAACTCCACTTCTTGCCTCAACTAGCGATTACTATATCACAGCAGGAACAAAAAATTTAATTAAAGAGATAACAGCTGAAGAGGTTGAAGATGAAGAGGACTCTCGACACTTAACCCACCCCGGTAGAAAAACTGAAGTAATGAACGAACGTGGACTCACCGATGTAATAAAGCCAGAAGAATCTCCAGAAGATTTTTCAGATGATGTTAACTCACTGATATGAAAGATTTTCTAACAAACGCCGGTGGATCCTCCAGGATTAAAATATCAAATCTTGATAATGATAATAGTGCAATCTGGACAACTGCCAAAGTAGAGCAACTGCTTGAAGATTTCGAAAACGGCTTAATTGACGTTAAGACAATCAAGAATTCTCCATTTAAAGATAATGATCCAGTCTGGAAGAAAGCAAATATTGTTTTCGAATACACGCCAGAAGAGATAGATGAGATTAAGCGATGTAAAGCTGATCCAGTTTACTTTGCGAGCAAGTACGCGCAAGTAATGACTGAAGAGGGAATTCAACAAATCAAACTTCGTGATTATCAAGAGGAGATTATTCGATCATTCAAGACCAATCGTTTTAATTGTCTAATGGCAAGTCGTCAGATCGGTAAAACAGTTATGTCTGGCGTATTTGTTGCGTGGTACTTACTATTTCATACCGATAAAAACGTATTAGCTGTAGCCAACATTGCCTCAACCACTAAAGAGGTGCTTGATAAAATCAAGTCAGTATTCGAGAACTTACCGTTCTTTCTAAAACCCGGTTGCGTTTCAAATAACGTAATGTCCATGAAATTTGATAATGGCTGTCGTTTAATTGGTCGTACCACCACAAAAAATACAGGTATTGGTTTTACGATTCACGTACTGTATATCGATGAGTTTGCGCATATCAATCCATCATATCTAGACTTCTTTTATCGAGCAATTTATCCGACAATTTCAGCCTCATCCAATTCCAAGATTATAATTACGTCAACTCCAAATGGAATGAACCGTTTCTACGAAATCTACATGGACGCCCTCGAGCAAAAGAACGCCTACGTTCCGCTAAGAGTGGACTGGTGGCAAGTTCCAGGCCGTGACGATGAATGGAAGAAGATGACAATTGCGAACTTGGGATCAGAAGAAGATTTTAATCAGGAATATGGATTGCAGTTCTTCTCATCTGATAAGCTCCTACTGCCTTCAAAGGATCTTAAAAAGATATTTAATCTTCGCACTGATTACGTCATCCCAGAATGGTCCCAAACTCCAGATAGATTGGAACTATTAGACGGACTATCGGTTCACCCTAACTTCAACAAATTAAGCCCAGATGACATCAAAGCGGATCCCAGCTATTACGTAATCTCGGTAGACACAGCTGATGGATTAAGTCGAGATTTTTCGGTGGTTAACGTGTTTAAATTCGTTGCCCTACCGATAAAAATGTTGGAACAGGTAAAAGATTTTATTAAAAACGAAACTGATATATTTGCGCTAGTTCAGGTTGCAACCTTTAGAACCAATAAGAAAGATATCAATGAATTCTGTAATTCACTTGAGCATATTATATTCAACGTATTCAATCCAGACAAGGTTCGAATGCTAATTGAATTAAATCATAAAGGCGAGTATGTGATGGATAAAATCATGAAAAACGAAGCCTATTGGAATGGAATGCTAGTCTTTTCAAAACACACTGAAACTGCTCAAGCCTGGAAACCTGGTTTAAAATTAACAATGACAAATAAGATAAAATTCTGCGAGAGGTTTAAGTATCTTGCTGCAGTTAATAAAATTTTGCCAAATGAATTTAAAACAATTCATGAGTTAGGGTCATTCGGTAAATCATCAAACGGGTCATACCGCAGTCAAAGTGGTAATGACGATTTAGCTATGACTTGTGTAAACACATCATCATTCTTTGAATCTCCAAACTTCTGGGAGATTGCCAATGAAGAACTTGACAATCAGCCAAAAGAATATTTAGCGGAAGTCTACTCAAGGTTCCTAAATGAAGTATATTTAGCGAAAGATTCCAAGTACGATTTTGATACCCTAAGAAATCTAAATCAATCTGGTGTAGCCAAGAGACCGTCGACCGCCCAGCAAGCCGATTCTAACTACGTTGACTACTACAAGGAGACTTTACAAAAATTCTATGGAAACACATAAAATGAAGAAGATAGATGAGGTCCGAAATTATTTGGACAACAAACACGATATTTTTAGTCAACTCGTTAATGCGATCGACTCTGCTCATAAAAAAGGAGCTCCACGAATCTACATTAAAAAATTGCGGATAATGGAAGAGGAGTTAGACGTAATCGCGAATAGAGAAGATTGGCCAGACTGTCTAGAAAAGGCGCTCGCTCTATTTGAAAGTCTGGAAGACTACGAAGCCTGCCAACGCTGCAAAGATCTACAAATTAAAATACAAACACCCATTAAAAAAACCAAAAGGAATGTCAAATAGACCAGCTAAAAAATCACAAAGATCAACTGTCGCTGAAATCACAGAAAAAGACTTACGCCAAGTAACGCTTAAACCGTCTCAACAGAAGTACTTAAATCAAATTTTGTCTAATGACATAACTTTTTGTTATGGACCGGCTGGGACAAGTAAAACGTTTACTGCATGTCTGGCCGCGCTAAACCTCTATATTTCTGGCCGAATTAAAAAGATCATTCTATCTAAGCCCATTCAAGAATCCGGAGAAAAACTGGGATTTTTACCTGGTGAAATCAAAGATAAGATTGACCCATTCATGGAAAGTTATCGATCAAATTTGGTAAAAATATTACATGATCCAAACTTGGTTAATTGGCTTGAAGGAGCCGGTGTTATTGAATTCAGACCTCTTGCATACATGAGAGGCGCTACGTTTGATAATTGTTTAATGATTTTAGATGAGGCTCAAAATGCTGATTTCAAGCAACTTATGCTATTCTTAACCCGTATGGGTAA